CCGCCCGCTCCAGCACCTGAAGGCTGGCAACCGTTGTGCCAAGAGATTGCGCCATCTTGGCCTGCGCATCGACGGTCTGCAGGCCGGAGCGGATCATCGCGACCCCCGCCGCCGCCAGCGCCGCAGTGGCAGCAGCTGCGGCAAGCGTGGCGCGGCGGGCAAATGCGGCAACGCGCGCATTCGCCATGTCCATCTCGCGCGACAGCCGCCCGAACCCGCGCGCGCCTGCTTCGCCCACACCTTCCAGTTCGGCGCGGACCTGGCGGCCGCCTTCCGCCACGAGGCGGACGGATACGCGTTTTTCAGCCATCGCGGCTTCCTTCCATTTGTTCGTTCAGTTTGCGCACCATCACCGCTTCGATCTCGGGTAGCAGTTCGGCGGCGATCAGGGTGTCGATCCCGAGGGCACGTGCCATGGCGAGCGCCGCGCCCATGTCCCAGCCCAGCACTGCACCGGGGATCACTCGCAACTGGCCACCAAGACGGCCGACCAGATCCCAGACCTGCCAACCCTCCGGCGTTTGCGGCTGGTTCAGTCTTGCGGGGCAGTCCGGGCACGGCCCCGGGCAGGCCGCGCAGTACCGGTCGCCGCCGCCGAAGGACCAGTCGGCGAGGGCGCGGAGACGTTTTTTTCCGCGTCCAGGATCAGGCCGCGCGCAACGTATTGGGTCTGGAACGCCTCGAAGACCGGCCAGATTTCCAGCAGGGCATCGATGCCTTCAGGCGTGACGGGGACGATGTTGCCCGCGTCATCGCCCACGCCTTCCCAATCCAGCACCGCGCGCCGGGCCACGGACTTGGCCATGGCCAGAGCCAGTTCCTCTTGGGAAGCACCATCGGGCAGCCCTTCGATTGCCGGATCGGCGCGGGCTGACACCATCAGGGCAGTGGTCAGGGGGCCGACCAGCAGGCGCAGGCCGGGGGCGAGGTCCACCCATTGCGGCGTGGCGGTCAGGTTCAGACGGATCATCAGTATTCCTCGATATCGTTGATAAGGGTTGCGGTGCACATGCGGGCGGGGCTGGCGGCTTTCGCCGCTTGCCAGTCAAAGGTGGCCTGCACGCCCTGCGGCCCGGAAATCTCGATCCGGGGGCGCGGCAGGTAGACGGCGTGGACAGTGAAGGTGAAGCTTTCGCCCGAGGGCAGGACATAGGCGAAGCTGATCTCGCAGGGATCGCCGTTGATCGCCTGCGTCACCAGCGTGCTGTCGGCAAAGCGGACCTCGATCCGGCCGGTCAGGGCGGCGATGGACGGGTCTGCCCCGTCGATCTTGCCATCGCTTCGGATGGTCTCGATCCGGTCGAGGTTGTTGGCATAGGTGATTTCCGCCGAGACCACGTTGCCGAGGGCGCTGCCGTTCCGGCTGATCGCGCCGTTGAAATGGCCGAACCGCTGCAGCGCCAGTTCTGCGGGGGTGCCTGCGCCGGTCGTCGTGGCGATGGTCTCGCCTTGCGCCACCAGCCGGGCGGTGGCTGTCAGCAGGCCAGAACGTTGCACCTGCCAAGACAGCTGATCCAGCACGCAGCCGGAATACATCGCAAATCGCGGCACCTCGGGCATGCCGGTCTCGATCGACATCGATGGCAGAGTCCAGCTGCCCGAGCGGAACTCATGGGTGTATGGCCCCACGCCAGAGGTGATCGGATCCCCGAAAGCCGCCTTCAGCCAGAACCCGAAGGCCTCGGCGTCGATCGGCACCATGACATCGCCATCGGCCGTCACCGCGTCCTTGATTGGGGCGAGAGGGTCGCGGCCATACCCAAGCAATTCGCTGTTCAGAAGTGGTTGTTCCGATCCCAGCGACGTGCTGGCAAAGGGCATTTTGGTGAACCCACTGACCGGCGGGGTGCCGTATACTGTCTCAAAGCCGAGCGCCATCTGCGCCCGCGCGCCTTGCGCACGTGCCATGTCTTTCTCCAAATTATGTGGGATATCAGGCCAAGGGGCCGGTAGTGGTATAGTGCAGGACGACGGTGATCACTGCGGCCTTGAGGGCTGCGGCGCCCTCAATGGGCAGATCGACCGAGGCCGGGGCTTCGGGTTCGACCCATTCGCAGAGGCCGCCTAGTGTGCGATCGGTTTCCAGCACCGTTCCGATGACTGCTATTAGGGTGTCGAAGGCGCTGGCACGGCCATTCGGGGCCTGAACGACAACTTCCATTTCGGCCCGATGCTGATAGTGGTAGCGCAGCGGCGACAGCGTGACCTCCGGCTCGCCCGGCTGGCCGTCGCGCAGGATGATCAGCCCCGCCGCCGGGATCCGCTCGGGCAGAACTTCGTCGCGCAGGACAAGTGCGGCAAGCGGCTGCAGCCGCGCGTGCAGTGCGGCGAGGACGGTTTCGCGGGTGGTCGGCATTAATCTGTTCCTATGGCCGCAAGTCTGAAACACTGGATTCTAGGGCGCGGAGATCAGCATTCGGGATTCATTCGCGCTTTGTGAAGACTGTGCTATTGTTGGCAAAAAAGTGATTTGGAGCAATCATGGCAAAGGGGGCAGCATGGGTCCGTTCCGCGGAAAAGGAGGAGGTCAGCACTGGAAGCTGGACGACGGGCAAAAGGATGCCCAAGACGATTTTTCCTCTTCGCGGCTCCCACTCTTACCGCTTGGCCGGAACTTGGACTTGGCGTCTGATTTCGTTTGCGGTGAGCAGTGAGCAGTACCGCGTTCTGCTTGCTCACAAGGCGGAGAAGCAGGAGTTCATGGCAATGCTGGGCCATTTGGTGGACCGTGACATGACCGTGCTATGTCGGATCGAGCACCATGGATCGCATCCAGGTTGGCACGTCCACTACCAGCCATATGAGACGAAACAAAGCGGCGTCATCATCGGCGCTGATGCCCGCAAACGCGCATGCGGACTCGATAGCCGTTTTGGGACCAGTGTGGTATCGGGCTTCGATGACTGGGCGATTTCGATCGCTCACAGCCTTTTTAAACTGCCGCATGCACGCGGCTCCAGTGACGAGAATTTGCTGTGAAGCAGGAACTCTGCAAAGCCTTCTGTGACAGCGTCAGTGTGACCGAGCTTCCTTGTGGTTTCGGCATTAGCACGACTCTGTTTGAGATCGAAGGCGATCCGGCGGGTCTGTACGCTATAGGGCCTGACAGCACAGGTCACTGGAAACTAGAAGACGCCGGGAGGTTGCTACCGTCTCTTATCGCATCAGGCTACGATCTAGCATCTGAGAATAGGAAGAAGGCGCTGGCTTCAATCCTCGAAACTGCTGACGCCGCATTTGATGAAGATGGGCTGGAAATCTCTACAGGTCCAATCTCGAAATCCGACATTCCTGCGCACGCAATCCGACTCATTGTCGCCCTCGTAAGGGTTTCTGACCTGGTACAGATGACGGCGGACCGTGTTCGTAGCACTTTCAAGGAAGATGTGCGGATGGCGCTTGCAGCATCATTGCCGTCAGACGTGGAAATACATGAAAACGCTCCCGCAGATGATCAAAGCGCAGATCTGCGCGCTGACTTGGTTCTACGTCAATCTGGTCGCGCCCCGGTAGCCCTTTATCTGGCGCAGAACGACCTGTCACTAGTTGAGGCCATGCTTTTGCGGTCAGAAACGCAGGGTGCCGGTGAAACACGTCCGCTGGTTACAGCGCTGCTGGAGCGGGAAAACGCCGTTTCAAAGCATACGCGGACCCGGGCAATGAATCGGCTCGATTCTGTCGGCGTCTATGAGGGTGACGAACGGCAGGCCCTCGCAAAAGTTGTCCAGTTTGTTTCGAACGCACCAAAGGTTGCGGCCTAAGGCATTGGAAGACCTATCCACAAGGCGGCGGTTCAACAACCATTGTCTGGGTTAGGTCTTTCCCTCCACCCACTTCGCAACAATCAGCCCTAGGACGCCATCGACCGCGCGCTCTGCATCCCGCGCCAGATCCAGCCGCTTTCGCAGTTTGACCTGCGGCACCAGCAGGAAGATCGGCACGGTGGTCAGCCCGCGCCCTGTCTTTGATCTGGACGCCACAGCGCGACCTTTGGTATTCAGCCGTCCCTCGGCCACCAGCAGGCTTGGCCCCCGGCGGCGATAGATGAAGCGCAGGCGCAGCCCGGTGCGGCGTTCCCATTCGCCGGGCGTTATGCGGCCGCCGCGCGTGGACTTGCCCGCAGCTGGTGTAGGGATCGCCAGCCAGAACCCATTCTTAGACCGGATCAGCGGCCCGGTGTCATGCGCTCCGATGATCACCGGTGCGTTCGACCAGACCAGCGCCGCCGCGTTCAGGCTGTCGCCGGACTTCGGGAAGCTGGCGAGGCGAATGGAGTTGCCAAGCCTGGTGCCCAGCCCAGCGCCGATGATCTGCCCGCGCCAGGCGGATTTTAGACCGGTGCCAGCTTCGCGCATGGCGGAGGACACTGCTTTTTCGCCAGCAGCAATCTCAGCCTGCATCAAAGCGGCGATGTCGGGATTGATCTCGATCCTGAGCATCATGTTGGCCGCAGGTCCAGCGACCAGATCAGGCGTTCGCGGTCGCCGACAGGCTCGCCTTGGATGGTGAAGCTGTCGGCCCCGATCACGATCAGGTCGCTGGGGCGGGGATCGGGCAGGTCTGCGATGCGCACGTCCACCATTATGGTATCGCTGACAAAGCGCCCAGCGCCGAACTCGGTGATGCGGTCCGGGGCGCGGCGGATGACACGGATTGGCATTTCCTCTGACGTGGTTGCAGAAATCCACAGGGCCGCCACCGCCATGGACGGGTTGGCATAGATGCGGTCCACGGCGGCGGCAAAGACGTTCATGGCGGACCTGTCAGTTCGAGGTGTGAATGCGGATCGCGATGCGCGGCCGCTTGTTCACCGGCAGGATCGAGGCCTCGGTCATCAGGTCGATCCAGCGGCCTTTCTCATCGAGGTGCTGGCGGGCGTAGAGCGGCAGACCCATGGTGTTGGCCGCCTCCAGCAGGTTGGCAGGCCCGCCGTAGGTGGTGAAGGTGTCCATCGTGCCCAAAGGAAAGGCGATGCCTTCGCTGGCCGGGACCAGTCGCTCGGTGGTCTTGGTGGAAAGAGTGACGGTGCCCGCATATTCCTCAAACACAATGCCCGCGAAGGGGAAGTTGCGGCGCACATCCTGGCGCAGGGGCTGCGCGCCGGTGGCGGCGTAAAACTTGTAGGCTTCCTCGGTTTTGGGATGCGCGATCAGCTTGTCGAAGAATTCCCGGCTGACGAGGGCATGCACGTCCGACATGCTTTCGCCCAGCAGGTTGTCTTCCATGGCGCGCAGCACCTCGCGCACCTTGCCCTGCACGTTGGTACCAGCGGTCCCCAGCACGAAGTCGACCGAGATTTGCGTAAGGCCGAATTCGGTGAAGTAATTGTAGAGCGTGGTGCCAGCGCCGTCTTTGACAATGCCGCGCAGGGCGTTCATCTCCATGTATTCGCGGGTCTGGGCGTGCTTGCGCCGCATCAGCTGCAGCTTGCGGTTCATCACCTCGACCAGTGGGTCGGCACCATCGAAAACGCCCAGCGCAGGTTGGCCTTGGATATCACCGGGCAAGATCACGTCGTCATGTGGGATCCACGGCAGGGCAAAGCTGCGCATGGACCGCCCCTCGCGGGTGCCGACCGTTGCCGGGCCGCCCAACGGCACCGAGGGCAGCAGGTTCAGCACGCCCTCGTATTGCTCGATGATGACCGACCGCTGGCTGACGCCCTCGAAGCGGAAAAGGCCGATCTGGCCAAGGCGGGTGTAGAGGTTGGGCAGAATATTGATGGCCTGCGTCATCTCGGCCAGCGAATAGCCGCCAGCGTCAAAGGGATTGCGGACAAGGGTCATGGGGTGCTCCGGGGGAAAGAGGGATGGATGTGGATGCGCCGCGCTGGTGGGCGTCAGACGCCGTCGCGGGCAATGATGCCGACGGCGGCAAGTTGGCCGAGCTTGGTGGTGATCTTGGCTCCGTCATCAACGGTGCCGTCGTAGGCGAGGCCTGCGCGCGACACGATCGAGGGGCCACGTGCCACCACAATGCCAGTTGCATCGGCGAGCGTGGCGTCGACGGCATAGAGCAAGACGGCCGTGGCGGTTTGCGCACCGTCTGCGCCACCGCTGGTTGCCAGCTTGTATTTGCCGCTGGCTGTGATGCGCCCGAGGACCGAGCCGACCGGATAGGGCATGCCGATCAACAGGGTGATGACTTCGCGGGTGTAGTTCGGGTTGACCTCATATTTGAGGACATCGCCCATGCTGGGCTGTTCCGTCAGGACGGGCATTTGTCAGTCTCCATTTTTTGGGGTGAGGGAAGTGGGCGCTGGTTCAGCGCTTGGCGTCGGTCGCAGCCTTTTTGGCAGCTGAGATGATCGGGCTGTCTTTTGCAGCCGCCGCAGCCGGGGCGGTGGCGATGATGCCAGCGGCATCGCTGCGGGCGGCCAGATCGGCCAGGACGCGGGCGCGCAAGGCTTCGGGCTTCAACCCGCGCGTGACGGCGTCGGCGGCGTCGATCTGAACCCCGAGCCGGGCGGCTTGGGCACAGACCTGCGCGACCTCGGCTGCTTCTGCACGAACAGCGTCGGCGTTCATTGCCGTTGTGTCGGGTGCCACTGCAACCGACACAACGGGCATCGTTGGTGCGGCCGTCGTTGTCGTCTGTGTGGGATTGGTGACGGCTGTCGGTGCCGGGTTCGGGATGTCGGTGGGCGTGGTGGTCATCTGTGGACCCTTTCTGCTGGGGGGAGTGGTGCCGCGGGGCGCGGCGGCGAACGTACGGAAGGCCATGACGGGATCGGCGAGATCGTCGGCAAGACCGGCGGCGATGGCATAGGATCCGCGGAATACGGCGGCCTCTGTTGCGATAGCGGCCGCATGGGTCAACCGATCCCCGCGCCCTGCAGCAACGATTTCTGCGAACAGGAAGCGCACGACCTCTAGCTCGCGCTGCATCTGGTCGTGCACGGCGTCGGGCAGTGGCTGGTACGGATTGGCGTCAATCTTGTGGACCCCGGAATGGATCAGCGTGACGGCGATGCCCTTCTGGTCGAGTGCCCCGCTCATATCGGTGTGCAGCGCCACCACCCCGATGCTGCCGACAGCACCGGTGCGAGGCAGGATGATGCGGTCGGCTTGGGAGGCCAGAACGTAGCCAGCGGACAGCGCATGTTCAGCGACGAAGGCGTGCACCGGCTTCTGTGCCCGCGCCGCCCGAATGCGGTCGGCCAGATCGAAGGCGCCCGCCACCTCGCCTCCAAAGCTGTCGATATCGAGCGCAATGCCGCGCACGCCGGGATCGGACAGCGCGGCCTGAAGCTGGGCAGCGATGCCTTCATAAGAGGTCAGCCCCGAGGATTGTCCGATCCATGCGCCACGGTGCACAAGTGTGCCCGCGATTTCGATGACGGCGATGCCATCCACCACCGCAAAGGGCTGAATGCCATTGCGCTGGTGACGCTGGGCAAGATCATTGCCGAACAAAGAGGCGTGAGCAGGCAAG